AAATGGACTGGACAGAGGGTGATAATATTAAATGGATTGACAACAGAGATGGTTCCTTCACTCTCAAGAAGCATGAAGAGTAAACAAGAAATAGAACTTCAGGTCAAAAGAATCATGGGTAAGTGGTATAGTGAGCCTGTTTTTTCAAAAAATAAATACATAGAAGCTGCATATCTTTTCTTTTGGAAATGGTACTACAGGCTTACTTCTGGTCTTTATTATAAAACTAAGTACGCTGTACAGCGTTTATTCCGGGGTTATGATGATTTAGATAAATGGAATGCTGCTTGGTATATTGCCAGAAAAGCTGTTCCTGTGCTTAAGGTTATGAGAGACAAATTTCATGGCACCAGTCTTAAATGGCACAGAGAAGATAGATTTGGTGACATAGAGGTATTAACAGCTGAAGAAGTGTATGCAGGGTCCCAGGAGCCCGGGTATGAAGGCCCAAATGCATTTACAGAAGATGAATGGAGAGCTGTTCTGGATGATATCATATTTGCATTTCAATGGCAGATAGATTTTGATTCTTATGATGGCACAGTGAATGATGAAGAATTTAAAGCGGGTGAAAAAAGACAAAAGAGAGGTTTGCAGTTGTTCAGTATTTATTACAGAAATCTTTGGGATTGATTGTATGCATAGTTCCTGTATATTATATTAATGATTATTCAATTTGGGAAAGGTGACCAGAGTGCTTATGGTAAATGGGATAATAATACAAGAGCTTTTATTAGCAGGCCTTACTTCAAAGTTGTTCTAGATAATGGTTTAGGTTTTTATATACTAAATGCTTTTAAATATAATTTATTTCCTAGGTTTTACGGTTCATTTCGAAAGACGTTTTGTGAATTTGGCTTCAGTTTTGCAGGTTGGACATTTGAAGTGATGTGGAACAAAGCATTCAAGGTATGACTATTTCTTCTGTGTTGGTATGTGTAGCAGTGTTGATATATATTTTTTATCTTCGTGAAAGATTTAAAGACTAATTTTCCAGATACTTGTATATGTTTTTTACTAGTGCTTCTCTCCTTTGTCGCTGTCTGCGTTCTAGGCATGTTACAAGCAGTGCAAGCGATATGGGGAAGAAGAATCTCAGGAAGAATTGAAGGTGATCCTGATTGGTCAGTAGGTCAATATACTTCGTGTACAGTTCATGAACGCCAAGTAAAGTCCAAATCATGGCTGGACTAAACAAACACCAAAAAACCATATTGTAGCCTTTGTTGAAGTGGTTTTTTAGTTGTTGTAGCATATAATTATTTAGGTGGAGTGCAACCGTTTGCAGTATGATGCTGCAGTAAAGTACGTAGAAAAGAATGCCTATAACTTGCGCATAGAAAATTCTAAGGCTCTTAAGTATATTATAGGAGGGGGTTTATTAGCTGTCTTTTATACTGTTTTGAAATGTCTGGTCTTGTTGCCTTAAGGCACATAATTAAAAGTGAAATCTGTAACTAACACTTCAAAATCACTCAGATATGAATATGCAGTGCTATGATTTCTAATAATACAAGCTGCAGTTGGTGCCACAGTGGCAGTACACAATTTGCGATATGTTTTAGTCAAATATCCTCCGATGCTCCTGGTCACTGTTTGGCCTGCTCCTAAAGTGAATGCACACAATGGAAACACCATGCTGGTATTAGCCAAGGAAAATCCATTGTGCAACCGGTACTGAATGTGGTTTAAAAAACTATTGTAAGTGGCAGAAGTCATGCTGGTAACTGTGGAAGGAAACAAATTATAGTCACCATTTTCACACCACAACTCTATATTAAATGCAGACAAAGATCCAGCATGAGCACTCACTGGACTATTGCCATACAGAGTCAGCATGTCTGATCCATTGATGCCGCTCAGTCCTACATAAATCAAAGGTGGAGGCATTTGTGTGTCATTTAAATTTCTACTCAATCTCATTCTGCCTCGGTCCAATGGGGATATCATGGGTAGCATTCTGCTGCCACATAATTTTCTCAATTGCATGTTGAATTCAACCAAGTTGTGTGTGCCACGGAATCCAAAATTAGTCTTTTTTGAAAAGAAGAATAAAAACATGGGATTGCCACCATTGGTTCCTACTGCAGTTCCTGCTGGTCTGTCAGCACATATGATTAAATTGGGACTGGTTATGGTACCAGCTACAGAAGCATTTAAACCAAATCCTTGAAAAGGGGTATCTGCATTTGGATTGTACACAGACCGCTGGGTACTGTACCAACCAGACTCCACAGTATTAGCAGGTGTATTTCCTCGGTTGAATGCTCGAGTGCGAGGCACTGTGGCACTAAAAGCAGGAGACAATGTACTAAAAGCCACATAGGTATATGCACTCAACACATTGCCATGACTGGTGTTGGCACCTACTGTATTGTCCGCATTCAACGACCAGTTGACGAATGTGGCAGTAGGATCCACTGCATAAAAAATGGGTTGTTCATGAATTATGCCTTGATTTGCTATGAATCCAGTTCTTATACCCCGGGTGGAAGGAAATTGTGCTTGAAATTGACGGCTGTAAAAATTAGGAGTGAGAGCAATAGAATTTCCAGAACCACTGGTAGAAAATTCATATATCATTCCATTGGTTCCTGCAGTGGGGTATTTGGTTTGTTGAACACCTATGATAAACCCTGGACGAATACCGTTAATTGCTAACCCTTCAGTTGTCCAAAATTGTGGTTCATCAATGTAAGCACCCATGACACATCCCAGTGGTTCACCATTGCCATAATTGGTATCACCAAAAACACCTGCCACAGGGTATGTGCCACTCAACACAGCATACTTGGTACGTGTTCCATCAATAAAAATATGTGGTCCTTTTGTTGTTTGTGTTTGACTGGATTCAGCGAAACCTGCCATGTTCAGATTCACCGCACCTTTCAAGTCATAGAATGTTCCTATGGTAGCACCAGTAGGAACTCCGCTGTGCTCTGGTAAAAATAACCAGCCACTTATGCAATGATCCCATATGTTCAATCGTTTCATGGTCACAATCAAATCATTGATCTGAACTTTGGCAGCATCAGATATGGGAGTACCTAGTTTGTTGAAATAAGTTGTTGCCTCATTTTCATATCTGGTACCTGTGTATTGAGTTGTGATTGGAATTATCATATTAAACTGCCCAATCCCCAGAAAAAGTTATCATATTTGTATATGAATGTAGATGCAAAAGCCAAGTTAACTTTTGTGCCAGTTGCGCAAAGCATGGGCACTTGAGATGATGACACATGCATATTGTTTGTACCCAATGTTACTAGAGTAACACTGAAGTCATTGGGAAGATCTACAGGAAGCAAAACACTCACAGGAGTTGAACGCGTATCCACATGATAAGTTTTGCCTGTGTCAGCACTGGAGAATGCATAACCGTTTGGAAATAATACAGAAGTAATAGTATTAGATACCCTAAATGCACTGGTGCTGCACAATGTGGTGTAAGCTGATGACCAATATCCGCTAGTGTCTTTTACTGTGGTATAGGTACTATCCCAGTTACTTGAATCCGGATTGCCTGTGAATGCTATTGTTTGTGTGCTGTTGTCCGGGAATTTTAAACCACCATCTGCGCCAAATTCCCATAGATAGGGAGTACCAGCAGTATTAGTAGTAATACTAACATAGGTGCTAGCACGTAATTCAGCAACAGCTGCACCCATAAACAATGCTGTACTATCATCTGGTGTAGTTGTAAGGTATGCTGTGTTAGGACCAAAACCGACAAGATCCAGCTTACTATTACTTGCTGTAACTATCGCTCCAGGTACATTTAATTGCCCATCACTGCTAAGCACTACCTGGTAGGAGCCGTTAACTAATCTATCTGCAGGGCCACTGCCCCCTCCACTCAATGCAGACAAGCTAACTGTATTGCCATTAGAAATAGATAACTGTGCATTACTTTCGTTAAAAGACAATGTCTGGCTATCTGTTTCACTAGTAACAAATATATCCAAAAGATTAACACCGCCAGATAGATAATTCGCATTTACATTCAAATCACCATTCATAGTACCGCCATTGACATACTGAACAGCATTAGTACCTCCACCACCTGCATACTCAGACATTATAGCAGCTTTCTTAAAATACTTCTCTGCGTATTGTTCTATGAGTTTTTTAATTTCAGAAATCTTTTGAGGTTCTTTCTCTACTGCCACCTCATTGCTCAGTTTATCTAAAACATCAACATAATCATTTTTAATATCTACTGCATCAGGCTTGCTCTCTTCTGTCTTTGGTTCAATGCTTTCTTGCTCTTGAACAACAGGAGCAGGTGTCTCTGTAGCTACTGTAGGGGATATATCTTTAGGTTTATCTCCTGAAATTATATCTTTTAATTTGCTTAAAAAATCACCAAAATTGTCTTTCTCTTCAATAGCTTCCGGTATGGGTTCAATAGTACCCCCTACATTTTCCGCTTTATCTGCAATAACTTCAGCTGTTATAGGCTGTTTGACTTCAACTATCTTCTGCTTAAGAACATTAATAGCTGATAATAATGGGTCTTCTTTAGGCTCAACGACGGTATTACCGTCTATCTTCTCCATTAAAGCTTTATGATCTTTTTCTACTTTAATCTTCTCTGTGACAGATTGTAGAAATTTAAACAGAGGATCATCAGCCATAATATAATATTTAAACAAATAAACTAAGAATTCTATTTAAAGCTTGATTTAAATCTATGTTCTGTTAATATATATCTATATGAACAAACTAATGGCTTCGTTAATTGTTAGTGCATCTTTAGCTGGATTGGCCATGGCTGATACCGGTACTGCTGCCAATGATGATTTGTCCTGTGAACAGGTACTGTCTTGCATTGGTGATGTAGTGCTTGTAAGGCCTGTAGGAGCAGCTGTTACAGTTGCTAACTTCGGCATTTTTGCCGTTGCCTCGCCTTTTGCCGCTATGGCAGATGCTACTGATGAAGTATTCAACACACTCGTCACAGAGCCCGGTGAATACACATTCAAGCGCGATCTAGGCGATTTTAGCAAATAATTCAAATAGCTAAAAGCCATGAAACTCACAGTACCCACTGAGTTTAAACTTGCTGGGCATACCTATACAGTGGAAGTTGATGAGCATGTTCTCGCAACCAACAGTGAGTATGGCTCTTTGAATGAAGTTACACATGTAATGCAACTTCAAGCTCCTGATCCCATTCCAGTATCGCGTATAGAGAGTACATTCTTACATGAACTTCTGCACGCCATATTCTATGAGTTAGGAGAAACAGAACTAGATAAAAACGAGAGACTCATTGACAGTGTATCAAATTTGCTTCACCAAGCGCTAACCACGTCCACCGGTGATGCATTGCAAGCAAACCGTGACGCTAATGAAGGAGCATAGTTCTAACCTTGCTCCTTTGTTTTTATGACACCAGAAGATCGTTTGATTGAAACTCACCTCAGATCCCTATCTGCACAGTATGGTGACAATTTAAAGAAGATGAAATTCAATGCACCTGTGATCACACCTCTGGAAAAAGATTCAGTTGTATCAATAAGCCCATCCAAGAAAGAAGCTTATGTTACCCGGCATTATATTGCTGGGCATTTCCAATCAAATGTGCCTACACATGTGATGATTTTTAATGGGGAATGTTTTAATAGAATCGCTGTTTGATTAGACCAAGTGCTCAAACGCTACTTTGGCCATGTTAACGACATTCATGGCATCAGTTGGAGAATATTTTTTCTTGTTGAGAAGATAATCCCAAATGAACAATGCATCACTGTGCATGCCTTTCTTCTCATTCTCTTCATTCTCAGAAGCTGTTTTCTTGTCTTCAGCAATTTTATCTTCTATTGCTTTGCGTTTGTTGGCAAGGTAATTAGCAGCTTTCATGTCAGCATCAGTCACTTGTGCACCATCATGAGCAGGATCTTCTGTTTTAGCAATCACTTTAGGATCAGTTTCTACTGATTCAGTTACTAGTTTGGATGTTTCAAAGCGCTTGGAGTAAGCAGCAAACATCAAAGAATTATCTTTTCCGTACGGCATAATATTATTTATTCTAAAACATTAAATATTATTGTGAGTAACAAGAAAAAAGTCAATCAACTTACCTTTTCAGAATGTAAAGAGATATTGGAAAAACTTCATAATCAACAGAATAGCAAGTATTATCGTGATGTTTTGCATAGATTTGAGACACTTCTGCCTAAATCAAAACCACATACACCAAAGAAAAACGATTGATTATAATAAAAGTTCATTTATATTAATTAAATGAGCTTAGAAGTAACTGCAGGAAGTATCCAAGCAACTAATGACCCAACCACAGTTAACTATGATGCAAGGGATGAAAAAATTGCAGCATTAGAATTGAGACTGTCTTCACTAGAAGATGATTTTACCAAGCTCACAGCTTTTGTTAATAGCATTGCAAGCAAATGATTACTGCAGCCTTTCTTATTGTATTTGCCACAAGCTCCATTGGAGCAATTTATACGTTTAAGAATTTAAAAAAGAAACGCAAGACTCGTTCTTCTCGAATACGATAGCCCCTTTAGGGGTGTTGCTAATATTGGCCTTAGGACAGGTCTTATAAGCCTGTAAAGCACCGGCCAGATAAGCCGGCGTAATGTGGGTTCAATTCCCACCACCCCTAGCTTAGCATATAAGTATTTAGGTTCGAGTCTGAATTAATTATTGACTAATGTAGCATTTCATTTATACTCATAATATGAAGGTAACAATTGTAAATGGATCTCTAGGTGGCCGTACTGGCAACACCAACAATCTCATACAAAAGGTTAAAAAGATTGTCGTTAAACGAGATCCAGAATCAAAGGTTTCTATTATTCATTTGTCACCAACATTTGATTGGATCAAAGTACGGCGGGCTATTAAAGCTTCTGATGCTCTTATTTTCTGCACTGGAACTTATTGGGACTCATGGGGTTCACCCATGCAACAATTGTTTGAAAAGATGACACAAATAGAAGGTAAGAAACACTTGCTTGGCAAGCCTGCAGGTGCCATTGTGACCATGCACTCTGTAGGAGGCAAAGAGGTATGCTCCAGAATTTTAGGAAACTTGGTGGGTCTTGGTTGCATGATTCCTCCATTCACGGGCTTTGCCTATGCATATTCAGATCACGTTGCTCATAAATCTCGCACAACAGGCAAGAAGTTACTGGATGATGTGTGGCACATTGATGATCTTGAAGCATTTATCCATAATTTGTTTGAAGCTCATTTGGGCACAAAGAATTGGAAGGTGTGGGATTACTTGGATACGCAAACCCTTGATCCTTCATACGTCTGGTTAAAGTAGTTGCACTATTTTTCAATTCATTTATATTAGAGTTATGTTGAACATTATTAACTTTGTTGAAAAGTATATTCTCACCTTTGAGAACTTGGTAGCTGTGTTTATATATGCTCTAATGCTATTCTGCATGAAGACAGACACAGACTTACAGAAGCTCAAGAGTCAAGCTATTTATCATGGTTACGCCAAATATGATGAATACAAAGGCAATTGGCGTTGGATTACAGAAGAAGATCTGCACCAGCAATAATTATATGTCAAGATTTATTCTAGGCTTCTTTTTAGCTATTGCTTTGCTGAACCCAAAAACCACAATTCATATTGTAGGTAGTATTGTTAATACTTGCAATGATGTTGTATCTAGGTTTTCCTATGATACACAAGACAAGCAGAAATAATTATTTCTCAATCTTAACGCCTTGTAGATAACCTTCTAAAGGAAGGTTAGCACCAATATAACCAATTTGAATCTTGGCTTTAGTTTTTGCATCAAAGCCAAAAATGGCATACCCACCACAAGGAAGTTGCTTTGCTGTTAAATCTTTGTTTTGTTCATTTGACATGCACATATAATATATTAAGCATCATAGGATTCCACTTTTTTATTGAACTTTTTTATAGAATCATTTAATATATATAAAGTATGAAAAAACTTATCTGTTTACTGCCATTAGCGTTAGTTGGTTGCGCTAGTGTTAATAGCAACAATAACTATGGTTTTAATCCAGGTCCAGGTATGCAAGAAGATGCACAAGATAGAAACAACACCAAATATAACATGATGGACAGTCCAGATGGCAGGAGAGACCCCAATGCTAATGTGAAGCTTTGGGGCGCTACATACTAATGAGCAGAGTTATCTCTATTACTAAACAAGAAAAGAAAAAGATTTTTGACTTTGCTAGTAGAGTTATAAGAGACGCAGAAGAGAATGAAAACTCCAGGTGGAAGCTAACTAGAAGATATTCTGTTTATTCCATGTGCATTGGCACTGTGGGTGAATATGGGTATGGTAAGATGACTGGGCAAAAAGTTAATTTAACAGTGAAGAGCAAGGGCGATAAAGGCATTGACTTTCCAGATGGTGCCCAAGTTAAAACTGTTACATATAATGGACCAGATAAGGAGCTCAAAGTATCAAACCTATCTTCTCCTAAGAAACCAAAGAAATATGTTTTAGCTTATTATGATAAAAGTAACAAGAGTGATTTTGTTGTCATGATAGGTGAGATTTCTTATGAAAGTTTCTTAAATAAAAAGAAAGTAAAATATTATAACGGAAGACTCACATATATTGTGGATGAAAAAGATTTGGATAAACTGTATACATGATGGATAATTTAAATAGTAAACAGAAACAGATATTAGAACTTCTCAAGGATTATAGTGGTCCAGAGTTAGATTATTTTATGTCAACACCAAATAAATACTTTAGAGGCAGAACACCTCTTGAAATGTTGCTTAATGAAGACTATGCTTACTTTTATCAATTCATTAATAAACCCGATGAAATTTTGTAAAAGAAGAACTCATACACCTAAAAACACGACAGGTAATACTTCTACCTATGACTATGTTCTAGAGAATGATGTTTATACCGTTCATGGTAAAGAGTTTACCGAAAAATGGAAAGAATATATCTCCAAAAAGCCAATGCTTGTAGCAGATGGTGAACAGCGCTATTACTATTATGACTATAAAGAATGCGTCCTCAAAGCCAATTGCTGGTTTGTGTAGTGAGTGACACAGTTAGAATAAAGCTAGAGAAGGGTCTAGCTACAGCGAGAAACAAACGCATTACTGGCAAGCAATATGCCAAGCAATTGAGAAGACATCATTGGCAGCAGGACGGGGATAGGATGCATGTATTGAGAGATTATAAGACATACTACTTGGTAATTGTTCTCAATAAACAAGATATGTATGAATGCAGCTTCAGTGGTGCTAAAATGTCCAGGCATGCAGAATTTGTAAACAAGTCATTCTCAGATGTTTACAGCAATTTAACAGATGCAAAGAACAGTGTGATTGAATTCATGGACTTGTATGTTGAAGCGCTTTATAAAATGAATCAGGTTCGGCTTGAACAATATAAACAGAAACGGAAAGAAACTAGTTGACTCATGTCTGATTTCATACATAATAGAGGAATGAAGAGCAACATTAACGCCCCCAAGGCGAATAAGACCCCGGTCTTGACCTGCATTGTCAGTGGCAAGAACCGGAACACCAATCAGGAGTATCTCGCTAACAAGGCTAGCAAAGCGAATACGACTGTCGACGAAATTGTTAGCCATTACGTTTCCCGCGAGGTTCTCAAGAACCTTCGACGCGGCGAGAAGCAGGGTCTATCTGATCAGCAGATCAGCCGCATCCTGACTCTCAACGGTAAACAGAAGGGCGTTAAAGCCGCTGGCATCCGTACGACGAAGTCTGAAGCAGTGGTTACTGCTTAACTGATCTAATCCCGTAGATTAGATGGGGGGCCGGTAGAGCACAACAATAACGCTCTGCCGGCCTTTTGTTTTAAGAACTATAAAAAACATGTTGACTGAGAGCTAATTTCAGCCATAATAATAATATGAACCTCAAGACAGTACAACTACCTGAACAAGCACCATTTGTAGGTCAGCATGTGACTGAATTTCATTGGACTGATCGGGATGCATGGGAAGTGATTGAAGTTATGAGCCCTCGTAGAATTGTGATTCGTGAACTAGATTCAGAATGCACTCGTAAGCCCAAAGATTTTCATCCTGGTGGCTTCAGTGGTCATTTTGCAGACAATTATTCACAAGAGTATAAACACTCCAGTAACCCCAAGAACAGGGTAAAGACCCTTAGCTGGCGTGCTAAAGCCAAGCGCTGGGCTGAAGTGGGACAAAGGACACAATATAGTTTATTTGGTTTACACAAAAAAGGTGAACAAGCTACAAAGTTTTATGATTATAATTTCTAAGATACAAGATTACGTAGATTCAGGCAAAGATTCACACGAAATAGCCAGATGGATTCTAAATGTGTATCTTAACAAGCATGTGCCTTTTAGCTTGAATGATCTCTCTGATAACTCTACTGTTGCTGATGAAGTAGAAGCCATTGTGGAATGTATTGAAGAAGGTGATTATCAAGATGCTTTGAACATTGCTGAAGATGGTGCCATAAGTATTCTTCAGGATGAAGGTTTTGATATTGTTTGAAAAGACAGTTCATAAATTATTAGAAATCTTTATAGCCCTGTTCATTATTTTTCCTATTGCTAAAACTTTAAAAACATATAATATTATTGAAAACTGGAAGCATGAACGAGCACGTAAAAGAAGTTGCAGGCACCATAGATAGGCTCTTTATCTCTCAATATAATATGCTCTTTAATAGATACCTCGAAAAAGTAGAGCCTCATACGCGCGAGCTTGTGCGACGCAATAAAGAATTAAATGAATTGTACGATATTATTTTAGATTTTATCATTGATTCCTCTCGTCATTTGGGGTATACTAAGAAATAATATGTGGGACCCTGTTAGTATTTTTGCTTGTATGTGGATCTTGAACACAGGTCTTCCTGATGCTAGGCTCAAAGTTGCTGATGTTATAGAGCAAAAAGAGCAACAAATTATCATTGATAATGTTAAACTCAGAGAAGGTATTTGAGTGAAACAAAAAATACCGGACCCTAGACTGCACCAGCAAATTAGCTTTGTTAAGAGCATGCTCAGGCTTGCTGCCGGTATATTCTTAATACTATATGTGAGCCCCATTTCTGGTGCTCTATTAGTTGTTGCTGAAATACTGGGTATCATTGAAGAACTAGTGTGAAGAGCATTTTCAAATTACCATCAATCTGGTTCTGGGGCAACCTTCCTATGCACATGGTATGGGAAGTTATTTTATTCTATAAGCTTAGAGAATTGAAAGATGGTATTACCTTTTTTGAGCTTGTAGTAAATACTGATTTGTTTGATAATGCAGATTGTGTGAGCCAACACAACCCCAAGCTTACGTTTAGGTTAATTATATTAAATCATACAATCTTTGAAATGGTGATTTATAGTGTTGCTGAACCAATTAAAGAAGAACATCACGCTAAATTTAAATATACATTATAATGAAAAAATGGATTCATACTTTTATTAAGATAGTTATAAACGATTGCTCTGTTGGCATGGCATTAATAGTTTTAGGCTTTATTTTAGGATGGATGTCACAATCCATATGGTTGCTTATAACTAATTTATATGTTCGAATTCATTAAGAAGCTTTTTAAAGCGCCTAATAAAACTATGACTGGTCCCAATACATTAAATGAATTGTTTGAACAATTTAAAACATATAACCCTGCACCTAAAACACCTGAAGACATTGTAAGGGATTATACTATCAAAGAAACCATGGCATCATTAGAGTTGTCTTATTTAAGGCAAGACCCTGCTATGCTTTATACTGGCAATCAAGTGTGGTATGATCAAGATGGTAACAAGTATTTTGACTTTGTTCCATGTGTTATGAGACCTGAAGTGCATTATTGTTGTTATGGCAAAAATTAAAAAGACAAATTTAATACCACAAAATTGGTTAGTACGTGTTTTTGTAAAAGACCCTGATTGTGTGTTTTCAATCAAACCAGAAATTACTTACATGAAGCTTGTAAAAGCTACAAATGGTAATGCTGCAGTAAGAGCTGTAGCAACATATTGCAATAAACGCATGAAAGAGTATCCTGGTACTGATTTTAACTACTCAACAACAGAAGTAGCGCCATATTATTACCCTTTAAGGCAAGCATTTAACGAAGAAAAAGATGATAGAATTACGACAACTAAAATATAAATTAGGATATGATTATTATAGATTGCTTGGGGCTTCTAGGTATTTGTTGTATTAATTTAGTTTGCGAAAAACTCGGACTCTAGCAGCCACTATTGATTGCATCACAACGTTGCTTTGCTTCAACCAAAGACTTTGCAGAGCCAATAATTTTATTATTTAAGAACAGATAGTAGTATCCTTTTTTCTCTGTAATTATATATTGCTCATACGCAACAGAGCACTCATCTATAGCTAAATTGCTATTATAATCTACTAAATATTTTCTCAACAGATTGTTAAACTGTTTCATACATCCATTATTTTATTCAGACTAGTCACAACATAATACCCTTGTGTAACCACCAGCTCCATCTTGTAACCAGCTGAAAGCATCAACTGTGATGTAAGATTGGTATCGCCATTCAAATGGTAGAGTATATGATCGGGATATGAAGTAGGTGTTTTGACAATTATGTTTGCATGAGCATGAAATTCATTATTACCAAGAACATTCACAATGGTTTGTTTGAACCCTGGAAAATAAGTACCACCAATAATTGGGTTACCCTGATATGTGCTCATCAGCACTACTGCAGACAAGCTGGTGTATGGGCCAGGTGAAGATGTAGGAAATGCTAGCATTGTGTAAGGTGATGTGATGGGTGCATCTCCTACATCTGCCACATAATTTTCAATAGTTTGAGTAGATTCCAATACTGCATTAGGAGCACTGAATCCAGTGGCGGTCACATTACCATACACATTCGCTTGATTAGATTGAACTTCCAATACATTGCTTCTGTTGGCATTGCTGGTGCCATTGCCTACCACTAGCAATGCATTGGTATTAGGATTATTGAATGTACCCATGACCACTTGATTGTTGCGGCCAACGTTGTTGATCAAGTTGTTGCCACCTATGGCTACTGAATTATCACCAAACACTGCATTGTAATCACCGGCAAATGTGCCAGATTTATCCCCTAGTACAACTCCGCGCCATCCTAATCCATAAGAATAGTTACCATAACTCTCAGATGTACCAAGCACCACATTCTTTACCATGCCCCCGCTCAACCAATTGACACTGCCCACATTCCATGGTTCCCTTTCAAAATAAAAGCCTGTGGTGCCAAATGTGGGACGATGTACTGTGTCTGCTGAACCGCCATATAACAACCATCCAGCATTGCCTGTGGCAGTATAAGGCCAGGATCTGTTTTCAAAACTGTATGAATCCATCAAGTTACACAAGGCAAATTCTAGATCTGCACCATTTATATTGATCACATAGGCATCAAAATAACCAGAACGCACTCCAGTGGGGAATGTGCCTTGTGCAAATGTGGAGATTTTATCTGATGAAATGATGCCAGTTCCTATGGGTGAAGTGGAAGGCATTAATGGTGGTATCCACAATGTGAGAGGAGCTCCTGTTTTGTATCCAGTTAACAATGCAGCACTTGTAAAGCGAGCCAACATGTGCTTGTTCATGCCTCGATAACTGCCTGTAAGCCCTACATACTGCGTGCTAGGATCGGTACCTATTTGACTGGTTATTAAGCTAACACCTGGGTTGCCTCCATTGGCTCGAGATGACAAGCTAACAGTCTGAATGCCTCTTTGAGCAGGCCTCCAGTTGTCACCATTGCCAATGTATGCAGCAAATTGAAAAGAAGATAATGCAGCATTGGCAGATATTTGAGTGATTTGACAGTTGTATGAAGCAGCAACCAGCCCTACTAACCCAGGATTTACAGTGAGCCCCACCACTTCTCCCACGTTGAGCAGGCTATAATTGCCGGTGCTCACATTGCGACTCACCAACAACTTGACACCAGATAATCTGTCAGTGCCAGAAACTAGGTTGGCTTCTCTGGTATCTATGAAACCACTGATGGCTGTTATGGTGGTATTGTATTGATACTGAGGCAATGTGTGCACCATGAATCTGTTGGTGTAGGGAAACTGATATCCATACACATTAGTAGCATTTCCTCCATTGGTCATTTGCCATGATTGTGTGCTGTTGGAAGGAGAACCTTGCCACGTCACATGATTGTGATCTGACCCACCAGTGAAATTGTTAATACCTGAACGGAATGCCATGGCATGGGTAACTTGAGCTCTGCCATCACTTGAAAACGTGGTGCCTGGATCAAATGAATCCACATTCTGCAGGTACATGCCATATACACCTAGATTAGGCAAGTTTCTGGGTGTGTTGTTGTAATCCAAAGCATGACCCTTGATGATGAGACCACCAGGCATGGCATATGTAGCACCGCTATTAAAATAACCTGTTTCAGCTAATTGTGCAGCTGATACTGCAGGCCAATTGGCATTTTTGACCGCTACATTGGTTTGATATGTTCTGTACAAAGGAAGTGTATTATTTGCAAGCTTTAAACCTGCACTAAAAAAGTCATTTACTGTGGTACGTTGTTCTGCAGTACCAGCTTCATTGTAACCCACAATGAAGCTACCGCTAGTGGGTGCATTATTTAAACTAAAATCAGTAAAATTGGCCATATGAATATTTATTGTATTGTTGTTAAAATAGTGTTATTTATTGTTTTAAGAACATCTCCTGTAATAAGTCGCAATGCATTAGCAGGTACTGTGGGTGTTGGAGTCGGTGTAATAGTTGGAGTGCTTGTAGGGGTAGGTGTTATGGTAGGTGTTGGTGTGACTGTAGGTGTAGAAGTAGGAGTAATAGTTGGTGTTGGGCTAGGTGTTCTGGTAATAGTTGGTGTTGGTGTAATAGTGGGTGTGGGGGTTCTAGTAGGTGTATGTGTTGGTGTGGGGGTGGGAGTTGGTGTGGGGGTTCTAGTAGGTGTATGTGTTGGTGTGGGTGTGATAGTTGGT